TTCTTTGACTTCATGCCCAATCTTTTCACGTAAAGACGAGTTTTCTACGCAAACAGTGTCAGACCTGTACAGGTCATCTGGATTGTTATAACGAACTTTTACAGTCGTGCTTCTCACTTTGACAGAGGTACCTTCATACTCAAATTGGCCGCCTACCACATTCGAGTTATTAAAAACATGAACAGGCGGGATAACACTTAACGAACCATCAGTTTTACCCAGTTCACCGTGATCACCGGCCGCAGTAATGCCGTTTGTCTGCCAATACAGCATCCCACGAAACACGCTCGCAAAATCTTGTAAAACTTCAAAAGCATTAGCCTGGCTGCTCACGACAGTGTTACACGCAAATCTTGGCTCTGTAGTACCATCTGGCAATGTAATCAGCTCGTTTGCGTACAGAATTAGTGGATACAGGTCAACCCAGCTAACGTTTTCCGCGCCTACAAAGCTGCCCGCTCCAAATCGTTCAGAAAGCAGCAGGTGCCTCCAAATACACACAGGACATGTTGTCCACTCTTCCTGGCCCTTAGAGGTACCGTCGAAATCAGTTTGCGCAATGCGCTCTAGGCTCCCATCGTCCCTTGCTGTCATATTGTTTGGAATCTGCACTTTGATTCCTTTAATAAGATATGCACGAGTAGGCAATGATGAAAAATCTTTCGTGCCAATAGTCAATGACGCGCAAGCGGTATTAGCGTACCTAACGGTTACCTTTTGAGACTCTTGAAGGCTTTGCCATATCAGCTGATTACCGCGTCCATTTTGCAGAGAAATCTTTCTTTTTTTGATTGTCTTATCATCAATAGACTGATAATTGGCCTCAAACATTGCCTCACGTCCGCGATCTAAATTGCCCGTATCAATAGCTTTAATTGCTGTATCTTTTTCCGGTCCGTCGAGATCGGCTGGAACATAAGTAAATTCTTCTCCTCGCGTTCCAGTAAACGTTTCGTTTTTAATGTAAATGTAGTCTAATTTTTTAACGGTAACAGTGCAAGGGTACCCGCAACGTGTTCTAATCTCAATTTCTGGACTTTGCACTTGATAGGCTGAAGTGGCGATACCAGTTATTTGCATACGTGTCTCTTTACCGCTTACCGTTCCAAGTGGCCCTTTTGCTGTTATTTCTATGCAGATTGTTGCGTTAAAAAGTTGATTTGCGGCTAGACCGTCAGCTGCAGTAGAAAAAAGTCTAGGAATGCTAAATAAGCAAGAAAAATGGTCTGTATTGGTATTGGTAATAGTTCGTGATACGGAGCCTCCGCCATAAGAACGAGCAGCGCCACCATTTTTTATAAAACCATTACTATTTATTTGCTCATTATAGTTTTCTCCAACTTCAACCCCCACTGATGTTTGCGTAGATACTGTAGATCCATACAGCGGCGTGTCTTGATCGTAAGTACCGTTTTTTAACTCTACATTTACAGCGCCAAAGTTTGCTGTGCCGTCTGCGTTCATTACCGGCGTTTCGTTCAAAAACGTCCCTTTTTTTACTAAGTTGTCGTCAGATCCCCACCCTTCAATAGTGCCTTCACAGAGGAGATCAAGGATGTGAATAGAAGATTCGCTTCTTAGTGTCATTGCTGTAGCAAGCCGTAGGTTTTGTTTTGCGAATTGTTTTCAAAGAAATTATAGCCTGAATATCGAACTTGCATCCTCATTTGAGTTTCACCTGAAGGCCGCTCATGCGTGTCATGGTCAATCACAACAATTTTAGTTTCAATTTCTGCATCATTTTCATCATCTTTAAATTTAGGGTATTCTATTGCGTGGCACCATCTAAATTTTTGACTTTTTGTAAATAAACCTTGAACGGTTGCTGTTACATTTGCCAGCACCGGATCTGGGCCTGACACATTGCGACCTGTAAGCGTAATTCTATAAGTCACAAAACCATGAACCCGCGTAGTGCCTTCGCCACCAACACGATCATAAAGACCACGATCTAGTTCAAGAAATACTTGGTAATTTCTTCTTTTTTCTGTATTTTTAAAATGCTTATTAGGCAATAACGTCAGCGACGGTGTTTGCTTTACACCTTCTGAGTTTCTTAAAGCCAAGATGCCATTATTAGTGCCAGCAGTTTGGTTTACCCTCGAAAGGTCAGACGAATCATTAGCGCCTCCTTTATTTAACTGATCTTCGCTCCAAAACCTAGACCGCAGCCCTCCCGCAGCTTTAAATTTATTTCGCATTCTTTCTCCATTTATAGTAACATTTTCTAGCGAGGGCTCAACGATTGAATTTCTTAACACTCCGAACGATTTGTCTTGGCTAGTTGTCACTTGAATTGACAGCAAATGACTGCTTGCTAGCACTTTTCCAAATGCAATAGGAACAGTCGCTCCAATGCCTACCGTATTGGCACCTGCGCCGCTGTATGCATACGATTGGGTTCCATTCATGGCACGAGTTACGTTTTGCGGCCCACTGCCAGTAGATGTCTCACCCCTGCCAGTCATTCTGTTTAATTTAGGAAGCTGCGGTTGTGGTGCAATCAAATCAGCAACACCGCCAAGAACTAGCGATGTACCAATCGCCCCAATTACCGATGACGCAGTGGTTCCTAAAATAAATCCAGAGGCTAAACCGCCGCCTTGTGCAAGCGGAAGTGCAGTAGCAAACGCAGCTTGGCCTAAACCTAAAAAACCAAGACCAGAGCCAGCACTTAAAACTGCAAAGCTTACAAGCGCTACCCCAAGCAGAATTTTTGCTGTTGAACCCCCACCGCTACCGCCAATAACTGGCGTAATGTAAAGATCTTTTGCACCTAACGGTGACCGCAAATCGTCATAGCTCATGTCTGAGCCAAATTGCATTACTCGATAATAAACACCATGATTATGCGCTTCTAATAATTCCTGCGCAAATTCAGGTCTGTTGATGCAAAGCATCTTGATCGCCTCTGCAGGCGTACGCAAGTTGTAATACGTGTGCTCCGCACCGTAGCGCTCACCGAGCGAATCAAGCAGCCTTACGGTCTGCTGCATATCGAAACACGGCGGCAGTCTTCATCCGATAATAGCGGTTCAACGGCTCTACACCACTCAGCGAGTTCATCCGTTGGTGCAAGATCTGCTGGTCACCGACATAGACGCCTGCGTGCATTGGGGCGGCAGTATCGAGACACATGATCAACACGTCCCCAATTCGCATGTCCTCTAGAGAAATTTCACAAAACCCCAGTGCGCCGGCTTGCTCTATAAAAATGCTGGAAGACGTCTCTAACCTTTTGGGGCGCTCAAAATCAGGCAGCATCACACCTGCCAGCTCGTAGTACCGACGCACCAATGAAAAGCAATCGTTAATGCCGTACTGCCACGGCAGACCGATCAGGGGGCGATAGTCAACCATTCGTCGTTGGGTACATCAAAAACAAACCATGGAAGCCGTGTAGCCTTGCAGGCTTTGCGGTCAAACTCGCTGGGCGGACCACCCTTAGGGTGTGAATGCACAACTGCTTCTATCTTGCCTGACATTGCAGCTGAAAGGTAGTTATTTGGACAAATAATAAAATCAGCAGTTGGATCCTTTGCGACATTGCTACACGCAAAGTATTTACCGCTCACAACAAGCCCACAAGATTCTGCAGGTGTTTCACGCAAGGCATGAGCCTTGGCGTCAATCATGAATCCTTGCGCCAGGGAAGCCTCCAAACGGCAACGTCGTGTTTGCGAATCTTAGCCGACATGAACTAACTTTTTTACCGCAACGGTCTTCACTTGCATTGCTAGTAGCAACATCAGCCTCAGTTGCAACAGGGCCGCCTTCATAACCGCAATCAGACCCTCTGTATCTATACGGGCAATGCTCAACAACGGTACGGCCTGGCAATAAAACATTTGTAAGCTCTAGTTTTGATGCTAATTCAAACTCCACAAGTTGCTGATTTTCAGAAGAAATCCTATCGATATACCAAATCTCGTCAGGAAATCTTGCTGTTTCGTCCCCCGTTCCATGTGCCGCCAAAACCAAGGTGTCGTTTCCCTGTGTGACTGCAGTGTTGTCATCTTGATATATGTAGACTTGATCAAAAAAATTCACAGCGTCAATAAATTTTTTCATTGTTCTTATGCGTGTTGCTTTCGCCATTAGTGGATCTATCGGATTTGTAGCGCGGTGCATTAGTGACGTAATTGCATTGTTTACGTTTGCTACCTGCAGGGTAGGGCGTGGCAATACGCCTTTGCCTGTTTTCTCAAATCCATCTGCTTCGACTGGTGCGGCAGTGTAAGTTATGCCACCAAAAACGATGCTTGTAGGGATGCCGTTTGTGCCAGCATGAAAATAAAGATTATCGTCAAGGCCATTTGTTGCAAGAGTAAACTGCAAATGAAATAACTCAATAATTGCATCAGGCTCAAGCTTGTATAGCTCATCGTAAACAGCGCTTACCGTTTCCCATGTAACAGTGTTGTCAACAACAGTCTCAAATAGTACTAATGGGAAGTTAGGCTGATTTACATTGATTTCATCAGTGGCATCATCTTGTTTGTTTGGAGCAGACGTTCCAGCGACTTTGCATCGAAAGACAAACGCTCCGTTTGCAGCCGGTGGATTACTGTTGACAATATCACCAACATTATAGGATTGATTGCCAGTCCAAAACGGATAACTCATGGCTCAAACACCTGCACAAATGTTGCCCTAATTTCAGCATGGTTGGCAAATAAAATAGTTTTATTCCATTGCTGACAGATAAACTTGGCGCTAGCAGATTCGTTTGGTGGTGTAAAGTCAAAATGCTCTACACCAGCTCTGGCATCAAGGAATGTCTCAATCGTGTCAGCATCAGTCTCTGACACGCTGAAGGTTAGCTGATACTGTTTCGGATTATTGTTAATTCCGAAGGTGGCGCGTTGCGAGTAGCCCGAACCAAACTGGACATTTCGCACCGTAGGCTGACTGCTCTTGACCGTGTTGTAGGTCGGTTGGATAGAAGGAAAGGTAGGCATCAGGCTGCGAGTAGTCCTCCGGGTCGTTTTTGTTTGATCAGTTCAGCCTGTACGGCTGCAC